TTACCATCACAAACGCCGCAGCGGCATATGGTGTATCCGCAGCTGATGGTTATTCAATGAATGAATTTTGGCAAGGACAAGTTGTATTTAACACATATACTGGTTGTGGTAGAGGAAATACAATATCTAGTGCATGTTCTGATGCTACAAGTGCAAATAGAATATTTTATTCAAATATAGGCCCATTTGATTTTGCAGAAGGTGCATATGTTTATATAGACCTATATCCAAATGTACTAATAGGATACGATTATGTTTACATAAATGGGTCTGTGTGGAGGATTAATAATTCTCAAGGATATATAATAGAACTTCCGGAGGAACAATGTTAAAAAAATAATTTAGTTACAAAGTATATTATTCCAAATAACTTTTATATTTATAGTTGTATTATAAATATTTTATAAACGTACTAAAAAAAAGGTAAACTAAATGGCACTTAAATTTAGACGTGGGACAACCGCACAACAATCAGGTTCGTTAGCATTCGGTGAACCATATGTAAACACCACATTAGGAACTTTGGTTGTTGGTGGACAAAGTGGAGACATCGTATTATCAACATCTGGTACAGGAAGTACTGGAAACTTCGGAGCAATTTCAGGTTCAGGATTAGACATTACAGGAAATGCAAATATTGCAGGTAATGTAACAGTAGGTGGTAAACTTACAATTGGTGATGCAACATCTGATACAGTTAATGTTGTAGCATCTTTGAGTTCATCTCTTATTCCATCTGATAATGATACATTTGATTTAGGTTCTCCTACAAAAATTTGGAGAGATTTATACATTTCTACTGGTTCAATTAAAATGTATGATAGAAATGGTAATTTAATATCAACACTATCAGCAACAGCAGATGGTATGAAAATTACAGGTGAACTTTCAGCATCCACAATATCTGGATTAGGTTCTCCATCTGCATTTAGTTCTTCAGTAGTTTCTAAATTTAACACATTAGGAACCTATACTGGTTCTGTTGATACAAGATTAACAGAAATAGGTGTTGTATCTGGTTCATTAATATTATCAGCATCGGCAACATCTGTAAGTGTTTCAAACTTAAATACATTTAGTGGTTCTCAATTAACTCAAAATAGTGCATTAGCAACTATTTCTGGTTCATTGATTTCAACTGCATCTAATCACGAACAAAGAATTGCAGCAAATGAATCAGTAAGTTCATCATATGCAAGAACAAATTCGACAAACATATTTAGTGGTGACCAAACAATTACGGGTTCACTTTATGTAAGTTCAAATTTAATAGTACAAGGTTCTTCATCAATTCAAAATATTAGTTCTTCTACATTAAACATTGGAACTAATTTAATTACAGTTAATACTTTAAATCCAGGGACACGATTTGGTGGATTAGCAGTAATAGATAGTGGTTCATCACCATTGATTTCGGGTTCAATTTTATTTGATTCAATTAATGACCAGTGGATATTTGTTCACCAAGCAGTATCTGGCGCAGCAACCACATCATCGGTTTTCTTAATGGGACCTCAAACTTATAATTCTTTAGGTTCTGAAGTTTATCCTACAACAAACAGAGTAGTAAAGTCGATTAATTCCGAACATATTGGTGATTCAAATATCACAGATGATGGAACTACAATTTCATTGGGTTCAAATGTAACAATTACAGGTAGTGTTACCGTTTCTGGAACCGTTGATGGTGTTGATGTTTCAGTATTAAATTCAAATATTAATTCATTTAGTTCTTCCGCATTAACAAGATTATCAGCATTAGAAGTTGAAACATCTAATTTAGAATCATTCACATCTTCAATTAACACAACTATTAAGAGTAAGTTGGATGCAGATGGTGTAATTAGTAGTTCAGCACAATTAACTACAACATTCGATGCTAGATACTTAAATACAGGTGGTGATTCAGTAGTTTCTGGTTCATCTCAAATAACATTGAGTTCAACAACAGGCGGTGGAACATCTGATAACGTGAGATTTGGTTCATTGGGTATTGGTATGGCAGCAAGTGGTACAAGTGGTAGAATAGATGCAGCAAATGATGTTGTAGCATTCTCAACTTCGGATATCCGTTTGAAAGAGAACATTACTCCAATTCCAAACGCAATCGAAAAAATTAGAAAGATTAGTGGTAACACTTACGATTGGAAAGCAGAATTGAAAGATGTTCATGGATACGAAGGTAATGATGTCGGTGTAATTGCACAAGAAGTTGAAGAAGTATTACCACAATTAGTACAAGATAGAGATAACGGATACAAAGCCGTAAAATATGATAAATTAGTTGCATTGTTAATCGAAGGTATTAAAGAGCAACAACAACATATCGATAATTTAACAATTCAAGTAGAAGAGTTAAAGAAGCAAAAAGGTTTATAATTTAATGTATGATGTTTACTACACCACCGCTGGAGGACCTTGGTTTAACAGCGGTGCTGATATATGGGTAACTGAATGGATAAAAGAAGTGGCACCACACTTAGAAGTGAAGCCACTTCTTCTTTTCCATAGAAAGAAACCTATTAATTACGAAGAATTTCCAATTAATATTGACCATATTTGGGAAACCAACGAAGAAGAAATTATCAAAATTTTTGATGGTGCCAGAAGAATACACATTCTTCATGGCCATTACACCCCAACAAAGGCTGTTTATCAAAATTTGGATAAGATTGATTCTATTGTTTTCCATAATCTTACTAAAGTTTCTTTAATTGCACAAATGCAAAAAGAAGAATATTTACATTGGTATGGTAATTGGGAATACGAAAGTGAATTAATTAATAAAATCAAAAATAAAATTTGGGTAGGATTATATCATTTTCCATACGAAACGGAAAATTTATATCATATTCCAAATTGTTATGAATTTACACAAAACAAAAAATTAGTTGATTCATTTAATGTAGGGTTTGCAGCTAGAGCAGAAGGTAGAAAGAATCCAGAATATATGGATGGATTACCAAGTTTTATTTCTACTAATTCAGAAACATTCAACAAGTATTATAAACAAAAATACGGATATAAATTTGAAAAATCAAAAATATATAAGTTTGATTTCAAATTTAAAAATAGATTTTACGGACTTGATTGGGGAATATCTCATTCTTGTTTTGAATTTGAACCATTTGGATACGGAATATTTGAAGCAGTGGATTGGGGGAAACTTCCAATATTACATGAAAAATGGCACGTTCCTCTTGATTACAAATATAAAGCAGATAGTGCCGAATCATTTAAACAAATATATGAAACAATTTGTAAAGATGATTATGAAACCCGTAAAACTGAATTCAATAAATTAAAAAAATGGATGAAACAACATTTTTCAGATAAACAATTGTGGAAACAAAAACTTTTAGATATTTATAACAGATAATTCATATTACTATGCCAAGAACAAACTTATCATTAGGAAATTTATATAGAGCAGTAAGTGGTTCGGTAAGAACAACACAGGCTGTATCTTTAGGTGGATTGAACGGAGGAGCATCCAATACAAATATACATGGATTCTCATTTGATTCAGTAACAATAACACCACCAACTTTTACATATATAGTTGAAAGCACAACTGAAAATGCATTCTTTTCGTTTGACACATCAGGATCATTTGTTGCTACTAAAGTTGCAACACAATCTAACAACTTTACTTGTTCTTTTAGTAATGCAAACTTTACAGTTGGTGCAGCAACTTTAGGAACAAGACCAACTTTTCCAATCACACCTGCAGCAATTAATGTATCTAACTATTCTGAAGCTTCCGCAACACTAACAATGGGATACGCAGATGGTTTCAATTTGGCAGCAACAAATTATAACATTACATCATCAAAAACATTATTTGCAGTTGATGTTTATAATACAATAAACCAACCTGATTTCTGTTTATTATTTGGAACAAAAGTTCAATTAGTAGATGGGTCAGAAATCAATGTAGAAGATTTGAATGTTGGTGACCAAATTAAGGCATGGGTTCCAGCTGGTCTACCAGATGAATCATTGACAATTGATAGTTCGGAAACAGAGTGGAGATTTTTCCATTCGGAAGTATTAGATGGTTCTGCACAAAATGTAACAGTTGCGGATTTAACATTTAATTTTGCAGAAGGATATTTTTCAATCAATAATGGTTTGATAAAAGCAACAGAAACTCACCCACTTTATGTTTATTGTAATGAAATACAAAAATATAAATTTAAAAATGTAGGAGATATACTTCCTGGTGATAAATTAGTAATGCAAGACCAAACCGAAGTTGAAGTATTTAATATTGAAGTAGTTAAAGCTGATGTTGAAATTGTAACTGTGAATGTGGAAAGTGCGGACGTATATATTTCAAATGGTTTAATATCTCACAACAAAGGAACAACAACACAACCGCATATCCCATCAACAGGATTAAGATTATATATAGACCAATATAAAACGGCATCGTATAATTCAGGAAGTGCAACTGCAGACTGGTTAGATTTGAGTGGTTATAATACAGGTTTAAGACCTGCCGGTGTAACAAACGCAGCAAGTATCACAGGTGGTGACCCAACATCAACAAATGGTGCAAGTAAAAAAGCATCTTATGCAACATTTAACGGAACTAACCAATTTTTCTATAAAGATACAACAACAAACATTAATGGTGGATATTCACAATTCAATGTTAATACCGGTACAATTCACGTATGGGTTAGACCTACAACAACATTAGGAACATCATCAAGATTTATTTTTGATTATGCAGGATTTTATGGTTTGGCAATCGAATCAACCGATAACTCCGCATTAAATAGAGTTAAATTTTATGGTAGTTCATTAGGAAATAGTGCACAATTAACAACATCATTATCAGCCGGAACAAACTATTTGATTTCTGCTACATTCCAACCTAGTGGAACTTGTACTATATATGTTGATGGAGTATCCGTTGGAACGTTTACATCATCGGCATTTACAGCACCATCATCTACAAACTATTTGACAATTGGTAGTAATAGTGCAAGAACAAGTTTCTGGAATGGTGGTATTCAAGCGGTATTGTTCTATAATGTATTACAGAGTGCATCGACAGTTCAACAAGTATATAATCACTTCTCAACTGCATTGAAGTAATATTTAATGTTTTGGGTTAAAATATTATATTTATATTGAGAATTAATAAAATAAAATAAAGCATATAAAATGGCAGAAAAGATAGTATCACCAGGTGTATTTACAAAAGAAAATGACCTTTCATTTTTACAACAAGGAGTTGCTGAAATTGGTGCAGCATTCATTGGTCCTTTTAAAGAAGGTCCATTAGTTCCAACAATAGTTAATTCACAAGCTGAATTTGAAACTATGTTTGGTGTTGTAGATGACACATATTATACTCCGTTAGCAGTACAAAACTATTTAAGAGAAGCAGGAACAGCAACTATTTGTAGAACTGCTGGTATAGATGGATATACTGAAGTAGCACCTTTATTATTAAGAGCAACATCAGGTTCAGTATCAGCATCTTTGGGTATTTTGTTTAATACATCCAATAATAATAATGCAGGATTTGGAGGAACTACACCAACGACTGCAAATAATTTAGGAGATGGTACTTTTAAATTAGTCACAGATAGTGGAAGTTTATCAGTATCGGCATCTTTAGATTCATCAGATGGTAATGATATTGAAGCAGTATTTGGAACATCACCATTTGGTGCTAAAACTGCATATTCATATGCATTCTTTAAAAACGCTTCAGCAATAGATTTTGCTAGTGGGGTTTCAGTTACAGCATCTGTTTTAGGTCCGCAAGATTTTACTTTTGAAGCAAGAGAAGCAGAATCACCAATAATCGAATCACAATTAATAAGTGGACAAAGATATACTCTTTTCCAATTTGAAACATTGGGAGCTGGAAATAAAGCAAATACAAAAGTAAAAGTTGCAATTTCAAATATAAAACCTGCAGGTAGTGTTAGTGGGACTGATTATGGAACGTTTACTGTTACAGTAAGAGATTTTGCAGATACCAATAAGAAGAGAAATATATTAGAAACATTTGCAAATGTAAACCTTGACCCTAACTCTCCAAACTTTATTAGTAGAGTAATTGGTGATAGAAAAAGATTAATTGCATCAAATGGTAAAGTAACAGAAAGTGGTGATTGGGTAAATAATTCTAAATATATTAGAATCAAATCTTTAAATGCATATGCACCAGTTCAAGCGGTACCATTTGGACATGAATCTTATCATGCATTTGTATCAGCATCAACTGCAGTATTAAGTTTATTACCAGCAGTATCATTTGTAACAGCATCAGCAACACAATTCGGTGGTATTGATTTAGATAATAACACAGATAACAAAATTTATTTAAAACCAATTCCAGTAGGAGCAGGAAATGCAGTAAATCCAGAATTCGGTTTAGATGGAGCTAGTGGTGGAAATTTAGAATTAACTGGTTCTGCAGCAGAAGATGTTGCAAAAAGAAACTTTATTGTAGCTTTCCAACATGGTTTTGATGGATACGCACCAACCGTAGCAGCAGCAGATGTTGTAGACCCAGCATCAGCAGAAGGTAAAGTATCATATGGTAAACACATTGCAGCATTATCTAACGCTGATGAATATGATATCAATATGGTAGTAGCACCACATGTAAATAGAAGATTACATTCATCTGTATTCACATCTATTTTGGATATGGTTGAACAAAGAGCAGATGCATTCTACATCGCAGAAGCAGGTGATTCAGTAACAACTTTAGCACAGGCAGTAACACAAGCGGAATCAGTAGATACAAACTACGCAGCATTCTACTATCCATATGTTAAGACTATTGATGTAAACACAAACAAATTAATCACAGTTCCACCATCAGTATTACTTCCAGGTGTATTCGCAGCAAACGATAGAGTAGCTGCAGAATGGTTCGCACCAGCAGGTTTAAATAGAGGTGGTTTAATAGGAGCAGTAAATGTATTAGATAAAGTAACTCAATCAGAAAGAGATACATTATATGAAGGTAAAGTAAACCCAATCTGCCAGTTCCCTGGACAAGGTATCGTAGTATGGGGTCAAAAAACTTTACAAGATAAACCATCGGCATTAGATAGAATCAACGTAAGAAGATTATTATTAACTGTAAGAAAGTATATCGCTTCAACTTCAAAATATTTAGTGTTCGAACAAAATAGTTCTGAAACAAGAAATAGATTCTTAAACATTGTTAATCCTTATTTAGAGGGAATCCAACAAAGACAAGGTCTATACGCTTTCAGAGTTGTAATGGATGAAACAAACAATACTCCAGATGTAATTGATAGAAACATTATGAAAGGTGCTATCTATTTACAACCAACTAAGACAGCTGAATTCATTCAAATTGATTTCAACATCTTACCAACTGGAGCAGCTTTCAACGGATAATTTGAAAAATAGATATTTATATAAAAGAACAAAAAAATAAAGTAAAATGCCAGAAATATTAGAGTTTGATAAAATTTTCTATAAGAATTTTGAACCTAAATTAGCGAATAGATTCATTATGGAAATCAATGGTATCGAGTCTTATATCGTTAAAACAGCGAATAGACCAACATTCACATCAGAAGTTGTTGAATTAGACCATATCAATGTGAAAAGAAAGATTAAGGGAAAATCTACATGGGATGATGTAACTATCACTCTTTATGACCCAATTGTTCCATCAGGTGCACAGCAAGTTATGGAGTGGGTTAGACAATCGCATGAATCATTAACAGGTAGAGATGGATACGCAGCATTTTACAAAAAAGATGTAACATTTTATTTGTTAGGACCAGTTGGTGATAAGATTGAACAATGGACTTTAAAAGGTGCATTTATCTCCCAAGCTAACTTTGGTGAATTGGATTGGGCATCAAACGACCCATTATCAATTGAATTACAATTATCTTACGATTACGCAATTTTAGAATACTAATCTTAATAAAATTATAAAAGTAAAGAGGGGAGCAGAAATGTTCCCCTTTTTATTTTTTTGAAAATAGAATATATATAATAAACAAAGTTATACTAAAATATGGAACAAAACATAGAACAACAAGTTACAAGAGGATTGGGAACACAACCAACACCTACACAAAAATCATTCCAATTCCCAACAGAAATCATTAGTTTACCATCAAAAGGATTGTGTTATCCTGAAAGTAATCCATTGGCAAAAGGTGAGATTACAATTAAATTAATGACTGCAAAGGAAGAGGATATTATTACAAATACAAATTTAATTCGTAAAGGATTACATTTGGATAAGTTATTAGAATCAATTGTAGTAGAACCTGGAGTAAACATCAATGATTTAGTTTTAGGTGATAAAAATGCAATTTTAGTTTCTACAAGAATATTTGCATTCGGAACGGATTATAATGTTACAATTAATGACCCAGTTGATAATGAACCAACGGAAGTAACTATTGATTTATCAAAAATAAAAATAAAAGATGTAGATGAATCAAAATTAAACAGAGAAAATGAATATGATTTTCATTTACCAAAAGCAAATGTTGATATTAAGTTTAAATTATTAACACATGGTGATGAAATAGCAATTGCAAAAGATATTGAAGCATCTGAAAAAACATTAAAACAAAGTAACGAAATTACAACTAGATATAGAAGAACAATTGTAGAAGTAAATGGTGTTAGAGATTTTGGATATATCAGTAATTTTGTTGCAAATCAGTTATTAGCAGCAGACTCAAAAGCACTTAGAAAATATATTTCAGAAATTAATCCTGATTTAGATTTGACATTTGATTATACATCTCCAATAACGGGTGAAACGGAGGCACTTCGTATCCCATTCGGGGTTGACTTTTTTTACCCTGCCGAGTAATTATTCAATAACATTACATCAAAGGTTATTTCAATTAATTTATTATGCAAATGGTGGTTTTAATTGGCATGATGTTTATTTTATGCCAACAAAACTAAGAGAGTTCTATTATAGAGAATTAAGTAAAACAAAAGAAGAAGAACGTAACGCTGCAGAAAGAGTTTACAAATCAAAAACACCAAACACTTCTAAGGCTAGAAAAAGATAATTATATTATATTTATAATAGATAAATAGATACATATGCCTAAAAAAATATTAGTTAGAGAAGCGGGTTTGATTGATTTTTTTAAAAGCTTTTTCAATGCAAAAGCTAATGGAAGAGAAAGTGAATGGCTTCAAAGACTTAGAAAAGCTGATCCAGATTTAGCAGATACTTGGTCGGACTTCGATGATTCCGTATCAAAAAGTATGTATCAACAAAAAAGAGATTTACAATCGTTAGGATTAGATACTAGTCATATAGACAAAATCATTAAAAAATACGGATTAAAAAACGTTTAATTTAATCCAATATGGCAATTAAAGGTAATAATCAAAGTTCATCATCCCAAAAAAGAATTGCAGAACTTGAAGCACAAAGAGCTGGATTAGAAAAAAATTCCAAAGAATGGAATAAAATTGGTGAAATAATCGAAAGAATTAATAAAAGATTAGAATCATCAGTAGAAAACGTTGAGGAATTTTCTGATAGTGTAAAAAGTTTAGGTGCAAGTTTAGGCAAAAATAATAAACTATTCGAAACTATGAATTTACTTTCGGATAGTATGCAGGCTAGTATGCTTTCAATAAGTTCTACACTTAAAGTAATGCCTTCCGAAGCAAATAAATTTAAAAAAGAAGCTTTTAAAGCAGCCGATGCTTATAAGAGAATGGGTAATGTTATGGCTGTTAATATTAAAAAATTAAAAAAACAGCAAATAACTCAAACTCAATATAATGAATCGATTTTAGATTCATATGATGATTTAGAAGAAGCCATCGATAGATTAGAAAGTCAAATGGATGGTCTTACCGGTACAGCATTACGACAGGCTCAAGTTACGATGAGAACGTTTCAAGGTCAAAAAGTTGCATTGGAAGCAGCGGCAAAAGCTGCAGAAAAAAGTAAAAAAGCAATAGAGGGACTTGATTTTGCAACAAATCAATTTGCATCATCGGGTGTTCCAGCAGCGGGTGAATTTGGAAAAGTGTTAGAAACTGCAGCACAAGGTGGTAAAGGGTTAACATTAGCAATGGCAGCATTGGGTTTTGCATTGGGTAAAGTTGCGTATGATTTAGGATTAGTTGGTGACAAAATAGGAACGATAGCAGAATATGATTTATTGTTAGCACCTATTACATCAAGAATAGACCAAATAAAAAACGCAGTTACAGGAGTAGTAAAAATAGATAGAGCAGGTGGAAAATTTGCATTTGAAATGCAAAGGATGGCAGCACAATTTGAAGCAGCATCTAAAACAGCATTGTTTGGTGATAAATTAGGTGGAGTTGGATATGGTGCAGCACAATTACAAATGGCAGGAATAAGTGCAGAAAAAATAGCAGGAGCAATGAAAGAAGCATCTCAATTGATGGGTTCTAATGTTTCTGCAAAATTCGGTGCCGATGTTGCAATGGTAGCACAAAGAACAGGTCAATCGGAAAGTAGTATAGCATCTATTAATGATTTCTTCATGCGAGCAAGTAATGCAAGTGCAGAAGTTGCACTTAATATGCAAGAAGGAATGAGAGCAATGGCTGAACAAGCAAATATAAACTTGGGAGCATTGATGGAAGATGTTGCGGAAGCATCTAAAAACGCATTATCATATCAAATTAAATCAGGACCAGCATTAGCAAAAGCAGCAGCATTTGCAAATTCAATAGGTGTTAAGTTTACAAGTATTGCGGAAGCCGGTAAGAATATGGTTTTAAACTACAAAGATAGTATTAAAGCAGAAATGTCTTTATCAGCAATGTTAGGTAGAAGAGTTGATTTATCACAAGTTAGAGCTTTATTTGCAGCTGGAGATACAAAGGGTGCAATGAAAGCTTTGAAAGCACAAGGATTAAATCCGGCTCAAATGAATATGTTCCAACAACAACAATTATCACAAGCGTTGGGTGGAATGAATTTGGATGATATACAAAAGATAACAACTAGAACTGGAAGAGAAACGGGATTAGGAACAGGAAACGCAGCAGCAGCAAACAGAGGATTTTTACAAAGAGCAACAGAAGCACAAGCGGCTCTTAATGTAGCAAATGCAAGAATAAGTGTAACCGAAGCGGATTTTGATATTAAAACACGTCAATTAGAAGATGAAGCAATTCAAAAAGAAATTTTAAAGAGAGGTGAGTTATACAATTTAATGGAAAAAGAATTGCAATTAAAAACAAAAAAAGATATAGCAACTGGTTTAGGTGGATTTGGATTTGGTATGATAGGTGCAGGACTTGGAACATTGTTATCTCTTGCATTGACTCGTGGAAAAGGATTGGGTAGTATGTTTAAAGGATTAAGTGGAAGAATTGCAACGGGTGGTGCAGGTGCAGGTGGAACAGCAACTTCTGGACTTAAAATGGTTAAAGGAGGAATGGTTCAAAACGCACAAGGTAAATTTGTTAGTAGAGCACAAGCAGATGCATTTAAAGCATCACAAGGATGGGTTCAGGCAAAATCAGGTGTTTATTATAAACCCGGTAGTTCACAAGCAAATGCTATAATGGCAGCAAAAGGTGGTGCACCAATGGCAACGGCGGGAACATCAGTAGCATCAAGTGTTGCAAATACCGCAAAAGCCGGATTTGGTTCTAAAGTAGCGTCTAGTTTAGGTGGTAGTGTAAAAGGTGTGGGTGGTGTGTTATCAGTATTAACTGCAGCAATGGATTATAAAGGTAGAAAAGATGCAGGACAAACCACATTACAAGCTGCATCTGGAGCAGGTGGAGGAGCAGCGGGTGCATTGGCAGGAGCAGCCCTTGGTAGTGCAATAGTTCCAGTAGTTGGAACTATTATTGGAGGTGCAATAGGATATTGGGCAGGAAGTTCTCTTGCAGATACATTAACAGGAGCAAATAAACCTGCAGTTGAAGCACAAGAAGAAACACAAGCTGTTGTAGAAATAAGTAATCAACAACTTCAAACGGAACTTCAAAATGGAAATTTATTAGATAGTAGTGAATATTCGGTTGAATTACAACAAAAAATGTTATTGATGATGGGATTACAACTTGAATACTTAAATGATATTGCGGAATCAAATAGAACAATCAACCCTGTCAATTTAGATGGACAAAAAGTATTAAGTTTATTGAATAGTAGAGTTAATAAAGGATACGGAGTTACAAGATTAGCATCGGTAACTAGAAAGGTAGTATAAATAAATTTTATTAAAAGATATTTATAGTAAATAGATTAAACTATAAATGGCAACATTAAGAGACCTTTTCAAATCACAGAAAAAAGAATTATACGGAAAATCAGAAGCTATTAGAATTGATAGTAGAGGTTTAATAAATCCACCAAGAGGTGCCGCATTACTTTTGTCATCACCAAATACACTTGGTGATTTGATTGGAGGTCAACTGACAGGACTTGCAGGAAATGGTTCAGCAAATAGACCATCCGATACAATTTTCAAAGGAAAATCTTTTTTATCAAAACCAATATCATTATTTAAAACACCGGGAGCACTTAGAAATGCAATAGAACCTGGAACGGATTATTATATAAAACCCGCACCATCACCAAATTCTATTATTGCAACAATAAAACAAGGAGCATCTAGTCCGTTAGGAGTAGCTGCAAATGTTGGATTGGGTATAGTAAAGGGATTAAAAGATAGAAATCCATCAAGAGGTTTACCATATGGAGAAAAATTTCAAACAACCGTTGATGGTAAAGACTTAAAAGAAACAAAAACTTTTTCAAATCATTTTACAAAATATAATGACCCAACTGATATTAAAAATTCTGGTCCACTTGTAAAAGTTGTTGGAGAAGTTACAGAAAGAAAAGGAAATCAACTCAAAAAGTGGGATAATGGAAATGATTATATACTATCAACTATATCATTAACAGAAGAAGATTTAACAAAGAAACAAAAAGAATACGAATTACAAAATCAAGTATGGATTACATTTAAAAAATATGGTGATGCTGAAATAATACCATTTAACGGAACTATATCAGCAATCACAGAAGATGTTACACCTGAATGGAATAACTTTAGATATTTGGGTTCACCTTTCAAATCATATAGATACTTAGGAGTAGAAAGAACTTTAAATTTTGAATTACAATTATATTATACAAGAGAAAATGAAAAAGATGTAATGATTAAAAAAATAAATTATTTAAAATCATTAGCATTTCCATATGAACAAATTTCCGAAATACAATTGGGTTCAAGTCAAGAAAATAGTCAATATGCATTTTCACCAAATTTATTTTATTTATCAATAGGAGATTTGTATAAAAATATGTTAGGATTTATTGAAACACTTTCTTTTTCAATAGATGAAAATACAACTTGGCCTAACTTTAATTACAATATGGAACAAGGTAAAAAAAATGATTTGTATCCATCGGTAGTGAATGTTTCTATTGGAATGAAAATAATAGAACAACACACAACCGAAAAATCTAAGGGTGGAATAACAAAGTATAAATACAATTTCGATGGCAAGTAGATACCAATACGCAACAACATTAACTAACAAATATACAAAAAAGAAATATTTAGGAAGTGTTTTATATCCAAAAATAAAACCAAATGATAATGATTTGTATATAATTTCACAACAAGGTGATAGATTGGATATTCTTGCTAACAAATATTATAACGATTCATCTTTATGGTGGATAATTGCTGTGGCAAATAATTTAAATAACGCATCTTTATCAATCGAATCTGGTATTCAAATGAGAATACCATCAAACGTTTCTAAAATATTAAATGATTTAGAAAAGATAAATAACTAAGTTATGGGATTTCCATTTATAGCACCTCTAAAAAAGGAATTAGTAAAAAAATTTAAAAAAAGAGAAGACTCTAAAAATAGAGATTTACTTGCTTTAAAAATGCCATTTGCAATGTTGAGTTCTGGTGCGGTTGTAACTAAAAGAACAAGTGCAAAACAAATTAAAGAAATAATTAATACACAAAGTTGGCCTACAACACAAGATACATATTATGGTTGTGTAGTTAGTAATTTTACAGATGTAAAAAATTTGTATCAAACAGGAGAAACATTAGCTGGATATGATTTAAATGGTAAACCAATTAAAGTTATTGGTGAAACCAATAGACGAGTTTCTTTACCAATTATAGAATCAATAGAAATAGATACAGATGGTAACAATAATACTTTAAAAACGGCAAAGGTAAATGTAAAAGTATTTACATTAAAACAATTGGAAATGTTTGAATTGTTTTTTTTAAGACCATCTATGGATATTGTTTTAGAATTTGGACATAGTATGATGAGAGATATTGGTGGCGTTTTTCAAGGAGCAGTTAATAATGTAAGCATAGACAAAAATTTATTTATAGGTAAGGGATATACTGAATGGGAAAAACGATTTGTAAAAATATTTTCACATGCCGATAATGCATATAAAGTAGCAAAGCAAGAATATTTAAAGATTCTAAAAGAAACGGATTTTGATTACGATTATATGGCAGGTAAAGTTACAAATTTTAATTTTTCTCCGGATGTAGATGGAACATATAATGTAATGATTGAACTATCTACTGGAAATGAATTACAAATGTGGATGCCTTTAAAACAAGCATCGGAAACCGGAAAAATATCAAGAAATTCACAAAACAAAACAACACCTTTTCAACAATGGGTAAATAAATTAGCAGCAGACATCAATCTTCCAAAATTAGTAGATTTAGGAATATTAAAAGATGAGAAAAAGTGGAAAAATGAATTTTTCAATTGGGGTGTAATAAATAAACATGAAAAAGATACGAATTATTCAAAAGATTCATATATTTCATTTAGATTAATATTAGAAATAATTAATAGTTCACAGATATTCACAAATAGAGAAAAACAAATCACAGCTGTATATTATGAAGAAAAGGGACAGAAGAAACCTGTAATGCCAGTATCCTCTTGGAAAACAATAATATCTTCTAATTCGGTTTTTATATTGCCTGGTAAATTACCAAAAATATTTGTTGCAAATTCCGATAAAGGTAAAGATAAAATAGTATTGGATAATAAATCAACTTATAATTGTCCTATAAATGGATATGAATTCAATTTAAATACGACAAGTATATATGATGGAAATGATGTTGAAATAAAAATTCCAGAACATACAGGAAATTTATTAAATGTTTTTATTAATTATGATACATTTGTAAGAATTTTTAATGAAGCATATACACAAGGAGATGTAGTAAATTCATTATTATCGGAAATTAATTCAAATATGTTTGGTTTATGTAAACTTGAATTACAAAAAGAAGAAGATTCGGTAAATGCAGGCCCCCTAACAATATGTGATAGAAAACTTAAAAATCCATATAAAGATATTATAAAAAATGAAGAAGATGTTTATAGATTCAAAATAGGTGTAAGTGGTTCTATTGTTAAAGAATTTGATTTTAATATGGAGATGAGTGAATTGATGCAAGGACAGGCAATGTTTGCAACCGAATATGATATGAACAAAATAATTGAAGGAGGAAAAACTGATAATAAAAGAATAGTTGCAGAAAATGATGAATACGCATCCGCTGATTTATCTTTTTTACCAAATTCGGATGGATATTGTAGTATCAATAAAGTTGGAGTAGAATTAATTAGAGAAGCAAAAAAATGGAATAATCAATTAAGTCAATCTTTAAATGTAGTTGCCGAAGATGAAAATACCGAAACTGAAGAAGATACAATAAATAATCACGATGTATTGAGAAATAATTATATAAGATTTAAACCTGAACCAAACAATAAAAATTCAGATACTAATCATATGATATATCAAGACCCGGCATTAATACAACACTATCTTCCAAAAAAGCAAGCCGGAACAACTGTATTAACATTTTTGGATATATCAATTACAATAGATGGAACATCAGGATTAAGTTGTGGAGAATATTTTCAAATAGATGGTATACCTGAAATATATAATAGAAATGGATATTTCCAAATTACAAATGTAAAGCATGCATTGAGTGATAATGAATGGAAAACACTTATAGAAGCATCTTATTTGATGAAAGCAGATGATAAAGATTTAGAAGAAGGAACTATTCCAGATGATAGTAATTTAACTCCTGCAGTAGAAAAAGCAAAAAAATCGGGTGGAAATACAAAACCAAGCAATAATACAAAACCAAGTAGTAATGTAGCAGCACCTAAAACACAAACAACAGCGGGTGGAACACCAATATATAATCCAACCAAAAACCCATTCTAAAATGTATACTGATTTAATACGAAATAAAACAAACTATAGTCTTTCCAATCCAAAGACAATTATTCCAAAACCAACGGAATACGAATATGATACAGGATTTATGAATAGATATTTTTGTCAAAGAGTTAATGATAAAAACGGATTTGTATTTGAAATATCATCAGATACATTTGGTGAATTAGAAGAAAATCCATATTGGAAGACCACAATAATGAGATGGAGAATTACCGGTCCTATTGAAACAATTTATAATCAGAATGGAAATATATTAGATATAGGTGTTAAACAATCAAATAAAAATTCAATTTCAATAACAGCAAATACTCTTAAAAATATTGGTCTTTATTTACCAAATATTTTACAATTTCATAAATAAATTTGATAAAATAAAAATAAAATCGTATATTTAGTTATAAACAAAGTTATATTATGGCAAATTTTAAACATCTAAATTCAGAAGAAATCCAACAAATGACATTTGATTGGAGATATAGAGGTTGGACGGTATTGGAATTACTTACAGAATCCGAAGTTGATGAAATCAACGAAGAATTAAATAGATTGCGTTTAGAACGTAACGCAGCTGAACCTGAAAAATGGCAGGAATACGAACCATTTATGTATCCACATAAATTATCACATAAATTAGAGGCATTGTTTGCACATCCAAAATTGATTGAAGCAATGGAATTCCTAATGGAAGGTGATATAGTTGGAATGCAAACTTGGGCATATTTTAAACCAAAAGGTGAATTGGGTAGAGACCAACACCAAAACGCATTCTATACAGGATGTGGCCACAATGAAATCATTAACACCGCATTAGCATTGGATAATCACGATCCTGAAAACGGAGCTGTTTGGAACTACGAAGGTTCACATAGATTACCTGTTTTACCAATGGAAGATAATGAAGAAAGAAAAGCAACAAATACGGCAAACTGGAGAAGTGAGAGAGGTATCAGTTGTGTAATGCCAGAAGGACATGATTTCCGTAAAGTAGAGGGGCATTTGAAAAAAGGACAAGTAGCATTATTACACTCACACGTTGTTCATGGTTCTGACCCAAATAGAGATACAACGAGAATGAGAAGAAATTTCTTAGGTGGTTATTTAAAGAAGGGTGCATATTTCAAACCGGGTAATCAAATGAAAAGAGAACCAATTGATATTTACGAATTAAGAACAAAACATTGGGGAGAATAATTTTGTAATCCCAAATATTTTTAGTATATTAGTAGGGTATGATGAATCTAATTGAAGATAAATCTACCCTACTTTCTTTTTTAAAGGGTAGTCCAAAAATTGAATTAATAATACCTGTATGGAGTTCTCATAGAGCACACCCATTGGGTAGTAGGATTTCTTTTATATATTATAGAACTATATCGGAAGATGGTATTATTAATTTTAATCACATTGATGCAAAAGGTTTAGATAAATTTGATATTACTAAATTTATTGATGATAATACCATAGTTTTAGATAGTAGGTATATTAGCAATTTAGGATACGATTTTGAGTGGTTATATTTTGAGGAATACGGAAAACCATTCCTATTCAATGAGTTCGCACAATCACTTTATAGGGGGTATAAAAACGATTTTAAAGAGTTAAATGATTGTATACCTTTAATGAAGTGGTATGAGTTGTTAAAAACTCTACCAAATTTGACACTCAAAACGGAAGTTAATAAAAGATATTCATCAGCAATCAGAACATTGGGAAGGCTGGAAGGGGCTGGGGTAAAAGTCGATAGAGAAAAATTTATTGATAGTTTTAATTTCAATGAGCAATATCTCAAAAAGAATGATATTGCTTACACACAATACAATCCATATACAATAACAGGCAGACCTTCTAATAGGCATATGGGGGTAAACTATTCTGCGTTAAACAAATCCGATGGTACGAGAGAAATGTTTATAAGTCGTCATCCACACGGAACTCTATTACAATTTGACTATGAGTCTTATCACATTCGTTTGATTGCAAAAATGGTTGGGTACCAGTTTCCGGAAGGAACAACGGCTCACCAACACCTTGCAAACCTTTATGGGTGTGATGTAGAGACGGCAAAGAAAATAACCTTTACATATTTGTATGGGGGATTAGATGATAATGCAAGAGGGATTCCGTTCTTTCAAAAAGTAGATGAATACATTAAGAAATTATACCAAACGTTCGTCATTTCGGGAAAACTTACGACACTCTTATATAAAAGAGAAATACCATTTGATAGAATAGAAGGTGCAAACGAACAAAAGGTATTCAACTATTTATTACAATCTTTGGAAACTGAAATTAATTATATGAAGATTGGTGAAGTGTTGGAGTATTTGGAGGGGAGAATGTCAAAAATGATACTTTATACTTATGATGCCTTTCTTATAGACACCCAT